TGCGTGTTAAAGCGTACGTTGCATTACCTGTATTAGAGGCACTGGGTACGTCGGATAGCGGGCTTACGCCTCCTCCGACTATTGCCTACGTTGCTCGAGGTCACATGGAGTTCATTCTACCTCTGCGTAGCGATCTTGCTACACGTGAACACGTTCTCGCCTTTACCAAAAATCTATCCGCTGACGCGGTAGTTACGGCATTGGTTGAAGAACTGCTCAATGTACATTAACAGTGAAGCTCTCCACTCACAGTAAATCACTAATGCTGCTATTTGCAGTACTAAGTGGTTTCACCGCGTCGGCGTTCAACGGTTGTGATGAACTTGATTGTCCATCTACCTTTGGCGCCAAACAGTATGTTTCAGTGCTGTGCGGTAGTGATGCCACGTCTCCCTAATTTCTAGGAAGGATGGTATCGAGCTATTTATATCACCATGATAAACAGAGGTTTGAAGTATGTCTACACCTAGTTACCTAGTTGAGGGAGTTTTCTATTCCCTATGTAAACGTATTAATACTCCGGTCTCGTTGGGTATGTGGTTGCGATTTAAGTATGGTGAAAACCTACAAATCGTGAAAAAGACCATAGATCCACGGGATTATACACAAACGCAGTCAGAAAAGTTCCGGCTTGATTATCAGGCCGTTTCTTATCTTTCGAAATATCCCGGTCTTTTGACCGGGGTTGATTTGAAAGATGCTGCTATCTCGGCGTTTCATACCGCCGAGAAACGATGCCACGATACAAACGCCCGATTACGCCGACCGACATCTTATGATGAAGGCGAGTCTGCAGTAATGTTACTTGCAGCTCGAAAAATTTCGACGTTATTGGGTGATTTTGATTTATCGTGGATCAACTTGTGTAAGTGGGGACCAGGGGTCACCTCATCCTTAACGGGTGAGGTAGACTTTAGTTCCAAGCTGTTGGAAAAGCAGCTTGGTATTACACGCGCTGCGGTACCCTACATGCGCCTCGCAATGGCCACGGACCTTCATTGGTTCAAAGCCCGCGGGATAGATGCATGTGGTCCTGCAACCCTCATGCCCAGCGAATTTCAACTCGTTGAACATAGTAAGGTTGTGACGGTACCTAAGAACGCTAAGACCGATCGTTTGATAGCGATCGAGCCCACCTGTAATCAATTCCTGCAGGGCGGAATAGGCCGGTTTATCCGGTCGAAACTCCGTCGCGTTGGAATTTTCCTTGACGATCAGTCGAGGAATCAGAGGGCTGCAAGTAGGGGCTGGGATGATAACCTAGCCACTATTGATCTTAGCGCTGCGAGCGACACGATATCATCTGAGCTTGTTGCTCAGCTTCTTCCACCGGACTGGTGGAGATGCCTTGATGACTTAAGAACTCACCGTGTAACCGTTGGTGAGGAATCCATGCACTTAGCGAAATTTTCTGCTATGGGCAATGGATTCACGTTCGAACTTGAGACGCTCATTTTTTGGGCTATAACTCAGGCTACGACCGATCTTTGTGGCTCACGCCACCGTGTCGTGGTATATGGCGATGACATCATTTGTGATGTCAAAGTTGTGCCTAACCTTATAAGGTCTTTCGACTTTACTGGCTTTGTGCTCAACGTTGAGAAGTCACACTATGACTCCCCCTTCCGGGAGAGTTGTGGCGAACACTTCTTTAACAACGTGCCATGTACACCAATATTTCTACGTCAGATCCCACTCAATATGAGTTCTCAGTTGGTTTTCTATAACCAAATGATTCGGTCATCCATACGACATGGATTTCCGGGTATCATGGATTCTACATTCAAGGGCAGTATTGCCTTTTTGCGTAGGAACCTAGACCTCAAGTTTCGCATACCTTTGCTTTCGCACGGGGATGACGGATTTTTGAGCTGTCGTAGTGACCACCCTGCTATCGGGAAACACGGACGGAAGCTGAAAGTCTTAGCTTCTATTCCGAAAACCCGGGCAGTAAGTGGGGCCGCATGTGCGGCATATTGGCTCCGTTTCGGCAAGATTGGGGAAACCTTGTCTTGTTTCGATGCAAGGGAACCGTCAGCTTTACCTTTTTGTGGAATAAAGAAATCCACCAAAGGTAAGGCCGGCGGCAACCATGTACCGATAAGAAACGGAAACGTGTATTTGCGTAGAACACGCAGATTCCAGCCATGGGAAATGGCGGAAATACACTGGGCCTAGCTAGACTGCTAGGTCTTTGATAACGGGAGGGGCCTTTGCCCCGGTAATTGGTACTG